AATGGGCTGCATTTAGAAATAAATACGGCTCATTGTTTTTTGGGCGCCGTATTGAGCAAGGCTTTGGCAATTGGATGGCTCATTACACTCGCTTCAAAGTTAAAGAAGGAACAGAGGTGGATGCGACTGAATTTATGCCACATGAACCGACACCAGAGCTGACTTATGAGCAGATGCGAATGATTGAAATTAAGAAACAGAAGGAATCAGCTTAGGTTGGTTTCTTTGATTTTTATGATTAGGCTCATGAATAATGGATTTTTTGTGAAGCTTTTGTTAGATTCGGTAAAGAAAATAACAATGGGTGCTTTATGAAAAAATTAGTTTTAATCGGATTGATTGGGTTGGTTGCAGCCTCTGCGAATGCAAGTGATTGGCAAGAAAAACCGTTACCAGTAAATTATGGAACACCACAGCCAATGGGTGCGCCAGTAAAAGCTCAACCAGTACGAACTGAACAGAAAAATTATCGTAATTCATATAGTTCAGCGTCTGATTCTTACACAACCTTTAATATTGGATATGCTGGTTCAAAAATCGGTTCCAATGATATGGGTGGTGATGAGAATTTTAATGGTGTTGATTTGGGCTTTATGGGTGTAATGGGCGATTTCCTTGGTGGTATAGGGTATACCTATCAAGGCGGTGATGACTTCAATTATTCTGAGTTTTATTCAAAATTTGGTTATAAGCTTTTCAACCAAAATAATAATTACGGCATAGCTTCTATTGGTCTAGGCTATGTATGGGCAAATGAAGAATACTATGATGTAGATCTCGAGTATTTTACTATGCCAGTTGAATTTGAGTTCGGCCACTACGTGCAACCAAATTTAGCTTTATATGGGGCAGTTGGTTATAAGTGGCTTTGGAATACCTCAGTAGACGCTTGTTACATGGGGTATTGTGCTTCGGATTCTGGCAGTGAATATGATGTAGATGGAGTAACCTACAAAGCGGGTTTGCGTTATAACTTTTAATTTTTGATTTGTATGAAAAGCACCTTAGGGTGCTTTTTTAATGCTTCTCATATATGAGAAGTGAGTTGCAAATCTGCAACTCACAATTCAAATCCTCAATTTAAGGCTGCGAATTTTCAGTTTTAGGGGAGTTTTTGAGCAAAAGCCTCTAAGGTTTCACGAAGGGCTTTAAGCTCTTCTGCTTGCTTTAGATATGCGCTTTTCATTGATTCAAATTCAAATGTTTCAGAAACCTTAATTTCAGGCTCAAAGCTTTTTTCAAGACGAGCAAATGAACGTGCAAGGGATTTAAGTTGGGCGCTAGATTTTAGAAATAAGCTCGATGAGCCTTTAATTGATCAAAATTGTCGAATAATTTCACTCTCTACAGGGCAGAGATTTGCAGCTAGATCAAACTGGTTTAATGCTCCTGGATAGAACATCCTAAATAAAGACTGCCTCCTTCGGGAGGTTTTCTTTTTCATAGGAAATAGCTATTTTGTGATTTCTTATAAAAAGAGTAATCACATGAAAAAATTACTTGCTGTTATTTTGTTTATACCATGCGTTGCTTTTGCGCAGGATAGAACCCTGGATGATCGATGTGATGGCCATGCTAAGTATGTAATATCCTTGCTGAAAAATAAATACAATGGTGAGTCCTTAGATGAACAATTGGAATTAGCAAATGAATGGGATGATCCTGCTTATAGAGAAGAAGTTAAGGGGATTTTAAAAGAGATTATTTATAAGCAGCCTACCTATCGACTTGAGAAAGAAATAGTGGTTCAAACTTTGGAAAATTACATTGGAGCCTATCGAGGCTGTGTAAAGTTTTATTCAAACCCATGATTAAATTTTGATTTTTAAAGCCCTGCAACCGCAGGGTTTTTTATTACCTGAGGAAAAGTTATGGCAGCGGCATCACTTGGTCGTTTGACCCTAGATTTACTGGTAAAACTCGGATCATTTGAGCAAGGGATGACTCAAGCCGAGCGTAAAGCAAAGCAAACAGCCGATAATATGGGGAAGGCTTTTTCAGGATTTAAAAGCCAAATCTCTGAGGCTTTAGGTGGTACTCAAATCGGGTCAATTATTGATGGATTTAATTCAAAAATTGGTTCGATTCGAGGTGGTGTATTAGTTGCTGGTGCTGCAATTACAGGCATGGCAGTGGGTGGTGTTGCTGTTGGGATTGGCGCATTGGCAAAAATGGCAATCGAAACAGCCAAAGCAGATGCACAACTTCAAGTATTAGCAAACCGAGCAAACACCAGTGCTGAGAATTTTCAGATTTTGCAATATGCAGCCTCTGGTTTGGGAGTGACGCAGGATCAGCTCGGATCAATTTTGGCTGATGTTCAAGAAAAACTCGGTGAGTTTAGCGCGACCAATGGAGGTGGTGCGGCAGACTTCTTCGATGCACTGAAAAACAATACCAAAATGACCGATGACCAAATTAAGGCATTTGGTAAAACCTTGCAGGGCAAAGATGGTGTAGAAGCCATTCAAATGCTGAATGACAAAATGGATGAGCTTGGAGCAACAAGCCAAGAGCGCCGTTTTGTATTTGAAAGCTTGGCATCGGATCTCGGAAATTTAGCACCGTTATTTGCCGAAAATGGATCATTGCTCACCCAGTATGGGGATGCTTTAAAAGATGCAGGGGTTATTAAGTCTAAGGAAGCTTTAGAGCAATCCAAGCTTTTAGCGGCTCAAACTGAATCAGTACATATGCGTTTTGATGGATTGAAAACCCAGCTTTCAGCGCAAATGATGCCTGCTTTGAATAGTGTTATTGGTTATTTTCTTGATGGTGCTGACAAAGGTGGGAAGTTTGGCGGAGTAATTAATTCTGTAGGTGTAATTGCTAAAGGGGTTGGGGTTGTCATTATTGGTGTAGCAGCATCAATTGAAGTTTTGATCAAACTTATTAAAGGGTTTATTGATCAAGGCAAAAACGTAGCTGATACCGCTGTGAACGTTTGGAATGCTGATGGTGCAAAAGCCAAAGCGCAGGCTCTTGCACAAGGTTTTTCAAGCGGATTTACTTTGGCTAAAGATACCTTTGTTAGTGGTGCATCAATAATTCAAAAAGCAATGGATGGCGCCGGAGGTGTACTTGATTCAGCGCTACCAAAGCTTGATAAATTGTCACAAGCAAATTTGGCAATAGCAAACGCTTCACAACAGTCTGCAAAAGGTATTAAAACCAATACCAAAGAGGCTGATGAAAATGCTAAGGCGGCAGAAAAGTTAGCTGCAGCACAAGCCAAGGCTGCTAAAGAATCAGTAAACTTAAATAAGATCGTTGGAGCATCCGCACTTTCAGGTTTGCGAATCAAGTCAAGTGAAGCTTTTGCTGGCGGTGGAGTGCGTGGTTATACGGCTGATTTTGCGCAGCTTGCACAAAAACAATTGGGATCGGTTTTAAGTCGATTTACAGCATTTAATGATCTCTACCACAAGGGAACAAACAGCAAGCATGCGACAGGGAATGCTTTTGACTTCACAATTGCAGATGCAACAAAGTCAGCAGAGGCAGTTTCACAGCTAGAAAGTGTTGCGAAACGCTATGGCTATGTAGTTAAAATTCTTGATGAGTATCGGAATCCGTCAAGCCGTGCCACAGGCGGACATCTTCATGTTTCTGTACTCGGATTTAAAGGTTCGGCAGATGCTGCAAAGCAAGCGCAAGATGAGCTTAGTTTGGTTGCACAAACAAACGAGGAAGCAGCTCGAATTCAAGCAGAAACACAAAAGGCTCAACAATCAATCGTTTTTCAGCACCTCTCTGAACGTGAAAAAATGGAAGTTGAGCACGGTGCCAAAATTCTGGAAATTCAAAAAGCGTTTGCTGGCGATGATTCTGCAATTAAAAAGTACACAGATTTGCAAAAGACCGCCTATCAAAAGGATGTTGCTGAATATGAGTCCCAACAAAAACTAAAAGCAATTGCTGACAAAAAAGCCTTGCTTGAAGTTCGTCAAAACTGGATGTCCGCAGCCGATTATGCGCGTGAATATTACGCATTAGTCCGTGAAGAAATTCTCGCTACTGCTGAATATTCACCTGATATGAAACACGCCCTGATTAAGCAATCAAATGCTCAAGAAGGTATTGACCAAAACGCAGAGCGTGAACAGATTTGGGGGGATTATCAGAATAGATTTGGTATAGAAAAATCGCCATACCAGCAAGACATGGATTTGCTTGCCAAAGCTCGTAAGCAGATGTTGATTACTGAAGAAAAATATCAACAAGATAGGTTGCAATTACAGGCATTATCTACTGCCAGTTACATGGAAGGCATGATTGGTGGTTTTGCGAGTCTTGTAGATGAGAACTCTAAAACGTACGCCACACTATTTGCTGCTCAAAAAGCTTTTGCGGTAGCTCAGGCTATGTTGAATATTCCTGCTGCATACTCTAAAGCATATGATGCTGTAGTCGGTACGCCGTATATTGGTCCATATATTGCACCTGCGGTTGGTGCTGCTGCCGCTGCCTTGCAGGTCGCGCAAGCTGCAAGTATTAAAGGGGTTGGTTTTGCCGACGGAGGCTTCACTGGTTATGGTGGTAAGTATGAGCCTGCTGGTATTGTTCACCGTGGTGAAGGTGTCTTGACGCAAGAAGAAATTGCAGCATTGG